TAGCGACTTCGGCACCATCGGCAGACGGTGACGTTGTAACTAAGGCGTATTCAGACTCTGGTACGCAAACTATGACCAACAAGACACTTACTGCGCCAGTGCTTAACGCACCAGTGGTAACTGACTTGTCAGTGAACGATATCGTGACAAACGGATCGAATGCGGACTTCACAATCGACACTGCGGGTACAGGAGACATCAACCTTACAGCAGGTGCTGATGTTAACATACCAGCAAACATCGGCTTAACATTTGGTGATGACGCAGAAAAAATAGAAGGTGATGGAACAGACTTAACCATCACTGGTAATAATATCAAATTAACTCCTACAGCAGATACAGTGTTAGCAGTTAACACTGGTTTAGTGCTTGACGGTTCGGGTGACGAGAAAATCGAATCAGATGGTACAGACATTTCAATCAGCGTAGGTACAAACGGTGACATCAACATACCGGCAAACATTGGTTTGACTTTTGGTAATGACGGCGAAAAGATCGAAGGTGATGGTACTGATCTAACAATATCAGGTAACAACATCAATCTTACAGCAACAGCAGACGTTGTTATTCCGGCAAACGTGGGTATAACTTTTGGAACAGGTGAGAAGATTGAGGGCGACAGCACGGATCTTACAGTTACATCTGGTGCTAAGATTGTACTAGCGGCAACAACTGATGTTGAAATACCAGCAGACGTTGGAATTACTTTTGGTTCAGGTGAAAAAATCGAGGGTGACAACACTGACTTGACTATCACTTCTGGTGCTAAAATTGTTTTGGCGGCAACTTCAGACGTTGAAATACCAGCAGATGTTGGAATCACTTTTGGATCAGGTGAGAAGATAGAAGGTAACAACACCGACTTGACTGTCACTTCAGGCGCTGACATCAACCTGACAGCGACGGCAGACATCAACGTTCCGTCAGCAGTTGGAATAACATTTGGTGATGATGGTGAGAAGATCGAAGGTGATGGTACTGATTTAACGATCAATTCAAGTGCCAAACTTAACTTGACTGCAACATCAGACGTACACATTCCACAGAACGTGGGTCTAGTGTTTGACGCAAACGGAAGTGAGAAGATTGAATCTAACGATACAGATTTAACAATCAACTCAGGTGCTGACATCAACTTGACAGCAACAGCAGATGTGAACTTACCTAACAACATCGGACTTGTGTTTGGTGATGATGGTGAGAAGATAGAAGGTGATGGTACGAACTTAACTATCGCATCTTCGGGTGCTTTGAACATCAACAACACAGGTGATGCTACGTTCTCAGGTAACGTGATCATAAGCGGAAACTTGACTGTTGATGGTACAAGAACAATCATTAACACAACAACACTAGCGGTTGAGGACAACTTTATTGAGTGTAACAGAACGGTATCTGCCGCTTCTGGTATGCCAACTTACTCAGGACTAGTAGTAAACAGAGGTGTTTCATCAAGTGCAACAGAAGAAGATCTTTTCTGGGTATGGGATGAAAACTTTGCTGATGACGGTACAACAATCCACGGTAATGCGGGTGGTGCCTTCACTGCCTTGAGAGCATCAAGGGGTGTAGATAATGCCTCAGAGATCAACTCAACAGAGACTAACTTGGTGGATATAAGATGTAATGTCGTCCACGCCTTATCAACTTCGGCACTATACGCGGACGTTGCCGAGCGTTTCGAAGCAGACGCTCCTATGGCCACTGGTGCAGTTGTAATGGTTGGTGGTGATGCAGAGATCACTGAAACAACATCAGAATTATCTGATCAAGTGTTTGGTGTTATTTCTGATCAACCAGCATATGCCATGAACGCAGGTGCAGGTAACCAAGACTCACACCCTTACGTTGCAATGACTGGAAGAACTCCAGTTAGAGTAGTAGGTGAAGTAACTAAAGGACAAAGGTTAGTTAGTTCATCAGTAAAAGGTTGTGCTAGGGCGGCCGCACAAGGCGAATCAATTTCACCTTTCCATGTAATCGGTAGAGCACTTGAGAGTTCTAATGATGCAGGAATCAAATTGGTAAATTGTGCAGTGAGAACAAACAACTAATAAATATTTTTACTTTTTAGTAGAACAAAAAGGCGGCTTTCGGGTCGCCTTTTTTTTTAGGTGATAAGATCCAATATAGTTTGTAGTTTGCCTTTAATGGCTTTGTTGTTTAAAGTGTTCTTCAATCCCATGTGCAGGTTCTTTGGCCAGCACTCGAACGCACACCAACAGTAACCGGAATGTTCTCCGTTCAACTTTGGCAGGAACTCATTCTCTATTGCAATCAGATAGGTATGGAAATAGAATTTTTCATCATTTGACGTGAACATTTCCAGCGGTATGACCTTTTTGAATTTTGGTACGTCTCCTACCTCCTCGTTGATTTCCCTTTTCAAACCCTCGAAAGCAGATTCGGTGTATTTGGCCTGTCCTCCAACAAGTCCCCACATGCCTTGTGTCTTTTTGTCAGTCCTCTGTAGAAAAAGAAAACGCTTTGTGCTTGTGGAATAGAAAAGGGCACCAGAACAAATGATATTATCTTTCATGCGTTATTGTAACAGATTATTGCGTGTTTATCAAGGAGTAGTTGCATCTGTGCTAGGATCGTAACCAGTGTTACCACCGCCGTCAAGCACTATACTCCAATTACCTTGTGTGTATACACCTTCATAAGACTTGACCCACTCTGTGCCGTTGAACCTGTACTGAATACCTGTGTTCAGATTGGTAACGTAGTGCTGTGTTGAATCAGGGTCTGATGCGTCAAACACTTTACGCCAAGCACTGCCATCATACTGGATGATGTCACCAACACTTGCTATCAAAGTGCCCCAAGTTGAACTCTGCACGGTTGCAGTGGAATCTCCGATCTGGTCAATAATAAGATACCTGTCTCCTGTTTGTGGACTAGTTGGTGCAAATGTCAAAGGATTTATAATTTTCTTGACCGCTGTAAGTGTGTTAGCAGGTATCGTGTCTTCATCAATACTGTACAATAGGATCGTGTCGTCTAGTGTTGTTGTGGCTATTGTACCTATTATCTCATTACCGTTTGGCTGGGTTAGTCTAATTTGAGACGTGCCGTTTGTGACTTTGCCGTATTGATCTAACAATACTTTCCAATTGACTGCCGGACCAAAAGTCTCAAAAGGATCAGCAAGACCTGGATCTCTCGCACCTGTTTGAAATCCATCGCCGCCTGATTTAACATTTACACCTGTAGTACCTAATAATCTTAACTGTCCTCCGGTAACCAATAATCCAAAATTGTTAGGTGTAATATAACTCCTCGATGTCAATGCACCGTCTATCAATCCGTTTGCTATGCCACCGTCGTCATCGTATATGCTCATGATTATTTTCTGTACCACGCCAAGTTTTTTTACTTTGACCGGAGGAGATAACCATATTGGCATGCTGAATGTCATAGAAGCAACATCTATTTCACTTTCTGCACCCACTGGTATCGTCCTTGAACTGAAAGTAATGCTTGTAAGTTCAACATAACTTAAACTTGTCCAGTCTATGTAGTTGTCTGATTTTTGTATTTCAAAATCCGGATTGAATAGGTATAAAATTTGTTCTAAAATTTGTAGTTTCTGATCGGTGTTTGATGAAAAAATATCTGCTGTTACTTCCAATCTGAAAGGAGATGGCATTACCTTCTCAACTGTGTATCCGGCACCTAATTGATTTGTGTAGTTGCCATCGGAATCAACATCTCTTTCTCTCAAGTGTTGTTTTTCGATGTGATAAGGGTTCTGCATTCTTTCCCTATCATAGTTTAATTCTCTCACATAACAAGCAATCTTAGGAGCATAGTTCAATGCGTTTTCACTGTTGTTCCTTATGATGTTTGCTACCTGCCTTGTCGGATCTCCGTACACAACCGGCACTGCCCTAAGGTTGATTGTGTCATCTGAACCTTTGCCAGTCTCAACAGAAAAATTACTCAGAATCCTGATAAACTGTGTTAAAAACTTCCTAACCTGTCCTTCGTAAAAATGTAACATTTCTAATTGTCAGCCTTTGGTTTCAACGCATTCGTCAGTGATTGTCTTTGTTCAACAGTCAATCCATTTATCGTGCTTGTTGTTGTGTTATTGACAAATCCAGTTTTTTGCGTTGATCTTGAATCAGTGTTTGTTGTAGTTATTCTAACTGAATCTTCGATTTTGACCCATCTGGTTCCGTCATAACGGAACAATCTGTTAGGCAAGAAGTCTGTCCTTAGGAAATAATCGCCTTTGTCAACATTGGCTGTTGGAAAACTAATACCAAACCCTGCTGGATTGCCATTGGGCGCCACTCCGTCGCCGTCAAGGTAAAAGCCATAGTGTGAACTAGCCGCTGTGTCTATCACAGCGTTAACTGTTTTGTCATCACTGCTCACTCTCTGGCCTTCGCTGTTTACATTGTCTGTACGTATGTTGCCTCTTTCATCGATAGGTGCAACATAATATTGTTTGTAGTTGAATCCTGACTTGGGTGCATCTTCTTCTGCCTGTGCAACAATCTGATCATTGATGGTTTTTTCTCTGTTGTACGTGCTCATGTAATTGGCAACAGAACCTTCTGTTGTAGCGTCGCCGAGAATATCCCTAAATTCCTGAGAATCAACTAAAGTTTTCATTTTCAATCTTAACAGGTGTGGCCACCAAGTTTGTGAAAATCCTTCTGCGGCCCTGTTGACGTCTTCGACTACGTAATATCTTTTCAATGCAATTGGAATACTTTCGTCTAGTGAATAATCTTCTTTCATGTGCGGAAATTCTATTACATCGCCTGACATTGGTTTTCTACCTAATCTTTCAACAACATCATTCATATGCACTGTTAGAAATAAAGTGTCATTCTGTAAAAACATACCAAACTGAGAAAGGTTGAAATCAGCATCTTGCACGTTGTAAATGCCACGGATTACATACACGTCGTCATCGTATTTTCTATCTCTGTTTTCTAAAAACAGAAGATCTTGAATGGTTCTCTCGTTGAGTGAGTCACCTGAATACTGAGGTAAGGTAGGACTTGCCGCCCCATCCTTGTTTGTGTCTCCCTGATCATAGGGGCCTACGTATTTGTGGAAATGTAGGTCAGTTCCGCCCACCTGAAACATCTCTTTGATGTTACGATCGAAGAACTTGTAGTCGTTGCCCTTTTCAGGCTTAAAAATGGATAATCTTGGCATATCATACATATTTATTGCCAAGGCAAAGGCTATAAATATGAGTATGTCAGAACTACAAACAGGTCAACAAGAGATATTCGATTACGTTAAAAACAACCTCGGTGATGGTATGATCGATGTTGAATTAGACCCTAAACACTATCAAACGGCACTAGAAAGAGCAGTTAACAAATTTAGACAAAGATCGTCAAATGCTGTGGAGGAATCATATGCATTCCTAGAACTGAAGAAAAATCAGAACACATACATTTTGCCAGATGAAGTGATAAACGTGAGAAGCCTGCACAGAAGAACAGTTGGCTCTCGTACTGAAGGCGGAGAAGGCGGAACACTTTTTGAACCGTTCAATTTGGCCTACACAAACACGTACTTGTTGAGAGCAGGTGCAACCGGTGGACTGGCAACGTACTACGCTTTTGCATCATACCAAGAGTTGGTAGGAAAACTATTTGGAAGTTTCATCCAGTTTCATTATGACAACGCAACAAAAAAATTGACCATTACACAAAGGCCCAGGGCCGACAATGAAACTGTGCTGATGCACACTGATAACTTCAGGCCAGACATCACATTGTTCAAGGACATCTATTCCAAACCTTGGATAAGAGATTACACACTTGCTGTGTCAAAGGTAATGCTTGGTGAAGCGAGAGGCAAGTTCAACACTATCGCAGGCCCACAGGGTGGCACAACCTTGAATGGTGATGCCCTGAAATCAGAAGGCCAGGCTGAGATGGAAAGGCTAGAAGCAGACATTGGAAACTTTGCAGAAGGCGGAACTCCACACAGTTTTGTTATTGGTTAATAACCTAGAAATTCCTTTTAAATATCACTGCTATGAAAGATCCCAACATAAAAAATTATTCTGACCTTACACTAGATGAACTAGAAGCCGTGGTGCAGGAGTTGGAAAAATTAAGCATTAGGGCCTTAAAAGAAAGGAAAAAAACTTTGAGGCTTACCATACTAAGATCTGTGAGAAAAGCAATCAAAGAGATTGAAAAACGTCTTAAAAAATAGTATAATAATACTATGTTGATAGGAATAGTAGGTTTGATAAGTTCTGGCAAAGGAACAGTTGCTGACCGATTGGTAGACAAACACGGATATCAAAAAGATAGTTTCGCAAAGAGCCTAAAAGATGCGGTGGCATCGATGTTTAATTGGGATAGGAAAATGTTGGAAGGTGACACAGAATCCAGCAGGCACTGGCGAGAACAACCAGACAAGTTCTGGAGCGAAAAGTTTGGAAAGCCTGTGACCCCGAGATGGGTGCTACAGTATTTTGGAACGGAAGTCATGCGTGGTCAGATGTATGATGCAATATGGGTAGACAGTTGCATGAACAGATACAAAGGACAGAACACAGTGATCGCAGACGTGAGATTCCCCAACGAAGTCAAACAAATAAGAGCACATGGTGGCAAAATCATACGTGTGAAAAGAGGCGACGACCCAGAATGGTTTACAAATTATGTGGAGGGCAATATTGAGCCCACCAACATCCACTCGTCAGAGTACGCATGGGCAAAAGAAGAGTTTGATTTCGTTATAGAAAACAACAGTGGAAAGGATGATTTATACGAAAAAATAGACGCTCTAATCGTCAGCAACCAGATCACCCACACGCCAGCCGAGACGTCTGACCCCTTGCAACCTTTGGCAATTGGCGCAAACAGTTTTTAGGTTAGTACTAGCAGTATTTTTAAGATTCCCGTCCACAAACAGCACATCTAGTTGTGCTTTGTCTTGTGCTTTGAATCCACACAGTTCACACTTGTTGTGCCGTTTATAACCTGACCGTTGTAAGGGCGTCACTCCCCCAACCTTCTTGCCTGCCTTCTTACGATTGCAGGTGTCACACAGGCTACGCCAGTAAATCGTGGTTCCTTTTCGATAGCCATATGCCCTAGGCTTTGCTTTACATTGTTTACACATCGGTCTATTTTTGTACGGCATCACCGTATTTAAGTCGCCTATATAGGCACCAGAAAATAGCAAGTTATATCGTAAAAACCATACGATTGAATAAATAACTCTAGTATACGTACAACTTGCAAGGAGAATACGAAAAATGGCTATAACATCACCAGGAGTAGAGGTTTCAGTAATAAACGAAAGTTTTTACGTACCATCAGATGCGGGTACAACACCTCTTTTTATTGTAGCATCAGGAACAGATAAATTGAATGGAGCAGGAGACGGTACAGCGGCAGGAACACAATCTGCTAATGCCAACACTGCATACTTGATTTCATCTCAAAGAGAATTAACAGAAACATTTGGAGATCCAAAATTTTACACTGACACAGCAGGAAGTTCATTGAATGGTTATGAACTTAATGAATACGGTCTACAAGCGGCATATTCATTCTTGGGTGTGGCTAACAGAGCATATGTTTTAAGGGCAAATGTTAACCTAACAGAATTGATAGGCAGTGCTTCGGCTCCAACAGCAAATCCAACAGATGGAACATACTGGTTTGACCTTGCATCAAGCAGTTATGGTTTATTTGAGTGGAGTCAAACTAATCAGAAATTTACAGCAATCACTCCATTATTGATCACAGCAGTTACTGACCTGGTAGGTAACAGTTCAACAGGCGCTCCAAAACAGAGCATCGGTTCAATCGGAGACTACGCAATCAACACGACACACGTTACTAACAAGATCTACAAGAAAAATGCAAGTAACGTTTGGAATCATGTTGGATCAAGTGCATGGCATGCCGCATTACCAATCATAACAGTGGCTAGTGGCACAACAGTAACAAACAGTGCAACTATGCAGATGAATGGTGTACAGATCCAAACTGGTGGTACTGCATTATCAAATGTTGCAACAGCAATCGGATCAAAT